GGTAGTCGAAGCGGATCTCCGAGAACTTGGAGATCGAGGACGCGATGATCTTGTCGAACTGCGAGCCCGCGATGTTGTCTACGAAGTCGGTGAGGATCGGACATGTCACCGGCAGGACGGTCCCGCCCAGCGAGTAGGTGTAGAACTGATAATCCGAGCCCAGCCAGAACACTTTCTGACCCACCACAATGGCCGCGTTCGGAGCCAAGAGCCCGCAGCGGTCGGCCACCTTGTCGAAGCGCCAGGGTTGTTCGAGCGAGCCGATATAGGTGCCCAGGAACAGGCTGTGGTTTGTCCAGACCAGCAGATAATTGGACATCACCCGCCCGGCGACGATCCGACCTCCGCCGGGTAAGACATATTCCCGAGCGGTCGTGTCGGGCGCCGTGTTCCAGACCGTGTTGTCGCGGACGCTGGAATGGCGGATGCAGAGCGGATTGAACGACCCGCCGGACTCTTCATTGCAGCCTAGCGCGAACACCTGATCCTGCGGGGCCACGAGCGCATAGGTCACGTTCGCGGGCGCATTGGTCAGGGCCGCAGCGGGGGTTCCGGTGTCGTTATCCCACCCGAAGATGCCTTGGCCCCTCGGATTGGCGATCAGGTTGCCGCCCCAGTTGGACAGGCTCCACGTCAGCGGGAAAAAGGCGTCGGTGGACGGCTCGGAGTAATTGCCGACACTGTAGGCCCCAGAGCCATACCCCGCCCCACCTGTCCCATCCGCAGCGCCAGCGGTGAAGCCGGAGTACGGGGTGATGTCGTAGAGCTCGCCGCCCACCCAGACGTAAAGCTTGGTATTGGTCCCGAACGCCACATTGAGCGCCGAGGACGCCGTGGTGTCGGACCAGGGCAGGACGGAGCGGCACACGCCGTCCATCTGATCCCCGACCAGCTTTTCCCATCCCCCGATAGGCTGGGCGTGACGCTGCCAGAACCGCACCTTGTCGCAGTCGGCCCAGAAGCCCGAGGCGGCATAGGGCGTGTCGTTGCTGTCGATGCCGGGCGGGAGATCAAGCGGAACGCGCATCCCGTCTCCCTTCGTCCCACTCAACCGACTTCAGGCAATGGTCGCGGCTGATCCGGTTCAGCAGCTTGCACAGCACGCAGCCCCAGCGTTCGCCCTTCAGGCTGGCCTTGTAGGCGCGCGAGGAAATGGTTTCGTCCGGGTCGCCGTCGAACAGCGCGTTGAAGAACTGATCGACCGCGATCAGCACCCGGAAAGCCCAATCGTCCATCAGACGATCTGCGCCGCCGCGATGAACAGTTGGTCGAGGTCGTCGGAGGACATGCCGAGCGCCTGCCCCATCTGTTCCAGAACCGGATGATCCCGGTGGAAGTGCGAGGCGTCGGACCAGTAGATCTGCACGGCGGGAGGCGCGGACGCCATGGCCGCCTCAACCGCCGACAACTGCCCCGCCGCCAACAGGGCCTGCTTGGCCTGCATCCGCGAGATCGACTGCGGAACCTCCACAGGATCGGGGATGTCCACCGGCACGAAGCCTGTGTCAGCGTAGCCAAGCGCCGGATCGACCCACGACAGATCGGTCAGGGTCTCGATGTCCAGCCCCACCAGCTCGTCAGGCAACGGGCCGGGTTCGCCGACGTTATCCCCGGCGAGGGTCTTTCTCTGCCAAAGCTGCATCAGGATTCCCTCACAACAAGGGCCAGTCCGCCCGCGCCGCCCCAAGCTGAACCGCCGGATGCGAACCCACCCGCCGCAAACCGCGTTTGTGCGGCGCTGGTAACTGCATCCGCCGCAGGGGCTGCATATGGCGAGATAGTCCCGCCCATCCCCGGCGTCCCGCCTACGGCGCCACCCGTCACGCCAGCCGAGCGAGCTATTCCGCCCGTTCCGCCTGTTCCGCCCGTTCCGCCATTCGTCCCGGATTTGCCGCCAAGGGCCGTCGCGGTCGCCCCGCCCGGAAAGGTCAATGTCGTGGTTCCGCCGTCAGTGTCGGCATTGGAGTTCGCCGCAACCGAAAGCGTGACGCTTTGCCCAGCCACGAGAAACACGCGAGCCTGTGCAATCTCCCCGCCCCCGCCGCAAAGCACGCCCGCCGTGGCGCCGCCGCCGCCGCCCCAGAAGGTGAACAGGTGATTGCCTGTCGCGGTCGCGGTGAAAGTTGATGACCCTGGCGCGAACACGCCCGCAAAGCTTGAGGTCGTGGCGCCCGAAGTCGAAGCTTGAGTGGCGATCCGACGCGACGCGATCTGCCGCGAGGCGATGGTGCGGGAAGCGATGGAGCGGACCAATTAGAGGTCCTCATACTGCGCGTCGAACACCACGCCGCCCGAGAGGGTGACGCCGATGCCCACATACAGCCGCTCATTGGCCGCCAGGCGCAGGGGAATGGACTCGGTATAGCCGAAGTCGGTGACGGTGAAGGCGGCGGTGTTGGACAGGGATTGAGCCCCCATCGTGGCGCCGTTGATGTAGTACAGCGTCGTGCCGCTGTCGTGGGAGCGGTAGAGCTGGCAATGGGTCGCGGTCACGCTCGCGCGGGGGACGGCCTTCACCGAATAGACCACGGCCCCATCCGCCCCCGCCGTCATCAGCAGGACCGCGCCGGTTGAATCGTTATAGGTGGTCTTCGCCGTCGTGGAGACGCATTGAGCGGTCTTGAGGCTTTGCGAGGTGATGACGGAATTAGCGGTGCCGGCCATGCATGGGCTCCTAGAGAACCAAGCTCATCGCAATGGCGAACGACTTGGCGGTGTCGAGATTGGCGGTGTCGGCGTCCTTGAGGGCCGCGAGATCCGTGGTCAGGTCGGTGACGCCCGATTGGGGCACGGCGCCCCAGGTCGCGTTGGTTCCGTCCGTGGTCAGGAACTTGCCGGAATTGCCCCCCTGCCCCGGCAGGTTGCCCGCCGCGACGGTGAACGCCGTGTCGTCAACGTATTTCTTGGTGGCAGCGTCCTGATCTGACGTAGGCGTGCCGACCGACGTGATGCGGGACGAGCCGAAGTCGGTGGCCTGCACGCGATAGACGTTGGACGAGTCACAGACGAGAACCACCTTCTCGCCGGCAATGACCGAGGCCGAGGATCCCGCGCCCGTGGTGATCGTCAGGGTGGACGAGGTGGCGTTCCAGACGATGTACCACTTCTCAACCGAGGGAATGGCGACCGTGTAGGGTCCGCCCGAGCCGGTGAACTTCAGCGCCCGCCTGCGGGATTCGTCCGTCGCGTAGTTGACCGAGGTGAGGCTGTAATCCCCGGTCAGGGGCTTGATGGTCCAGCCGTCCAGCGAGGCGTCCACGAGGTCCAGCACCGTGTTGAGCTTCGGCGCGCCCCAGGTGTTCAGGTTCTCGCCTGCCGCCTGCTTCTCAAGGCGGTTACGGGTGGTCGGCGTGGACGGCATTAGAGGGCGCTCCCGTCAGCCCGCAGCCATTCCCAGGCCGACGAGCCGGTGTTGTAGGTGGACAGGGCCAGGCATTGCAGGTCGGTCACGATGATGGCGTGCAGCGGCCACTGATCGGCGGGGGGAAGCTTGGCCTGCGTGGTCCCGAACAGCCGAACCGGCCTGGACGGAACCTCGATCTCCATCAGCCGGTCATAGACTTCGCTGTCGAACGCCGCGTTAGGGTCGGAGAGCTTGACCGGACGCAACTACCAGCCCCGGTACACGTCGAAGGTCCGCCAACGCTGAAGGGCGCCAGGTTCCGTCCGCAGGGGGGCCAGCGAGCGGTTGCGGTTCTCCTTCGCCCGAGCCTCGGTCAGAGCGGCCTGGAAGCGGGTGTCGTAGATGGTGAGAAGGTCGTTGTCCTTCAGGTACGGCCCGGCTTCGGCCAGGGCGCCGAACAGGTACACGTCGGGATAGAAAGACAGGATGTAGTTCGAGGTCTGGGTGTCGGAGAGTTGCAGGCTCCCCAGCATCCGCAGGGTCATCGAATAGGACTGGTCGCAGATCCGCTCAAACGCCAGGTTGCCGCCGTCGATGGTCCAGAAGAACGGCTGTCCGGCGACGTTCTGCGTCTCCATCAGCGACGAGTCGATAAAGGTCAACGGCTTGCGGCCCGTGGTGTAGTTGACCCACAGCGCCACAGGTTCGCGGAACCCATCAGGGAGCGTCACGGTGCGGCTGTTCACCGTCGTGGTGATGGCGTTCTCCGACTCCATTTCCCGCACATCGAACCAGCGGTTGATGCGGCTTTCAGCCAGGGTGATGAAGTCGGGGATGCGGCTCGTCAGGTCGTCCCGCTCCAACCACGAGGCGACACGCTCTTTCAGCGTCGAATAGGTCCAGCCCGACCACGACGAGGCTGTGGCCGATGGCGAAACAGTCGAACCGCCCGTGGGGAGGGTTAGGAGCGGCATGTCAGATGCCGTAGCCCGGAGTGACGCTGATGGTGGCGGTGCTCGACGCCATGATGCAGGCGAAATAGAGGGCGCCGCCGTTGGCCGGGTTGCTCATCGTGAAGATTTGAGCCACGCCGGGAGGGATCGGGATGGAACTGGACGTCGCCGTGACCGAAGACCCGCCGAACTCGATGTAAGCCAGCGTGGTCCCGGCGTTGTAGACGCGCACGGCGAACGCACCCTGTTTAGGCTGGCCGCCGATCTTGGTGGCCGCCGAGGACGTGGTGGCCGACTGCGTGACGGTCGCCCCGGCGATGGGAGCGAAACGGTAGGTGGACATCAGGAAACCTCGGGTTTCGGCGGATTCAGCAGGAATTGGTGGACGTTGCCGGGGAAGTCGCCGGCCTCGTGGTCGTGGTGGGTGATGTCGAGGTCGGGAACGACCCAGATGTCGCGCCCCATGGCTCTCCAACGGCGGGAAAAGGCGTAGTCCTCGCCCCACCAGACACCCTCGAAAGCCCCATGGTTGAACAGGTCCACATGCGGGGCGATGGGGTCGCCGTAGCAGAGTTCAGGATGCGCCCGCATGATCCGCTGGACCGTGCTGCGCTGGATCTTCAGGAACCCGCCGGGCACGCGAACCGCCTTCAGCGCCCCGTCACTCTCGCGGACGATGGGATAGCGGTCGGGACCGGCCTCGATGGTGCCCATGTACTCGACCACGGGCTGCTTGAAGCGGTAGAGCCCCGCGACCACCTCGCCCTCGGTCTGAATGAGGCGGGTCAGGTCTCCGGGCTTCCACGACAGGTCGTGGTCGAGGAAAACGATGATGTCGGCCTTGGCGTCCAGCGCCCGGCGCAACAGGGCGGCTCTAGCGGCGCTGATGTAGGGGCAACCGACTTCCCAGCCGAGCTCGTGGTCATATCCCGCCGCCTCGAGGTGGTGGATTTCCGCCTCCATCGCAGCCAGGAACTGCGGATAGGGCTTCTTGAGGGTGGGGCAGCAGAAGACCACCTTCGGCTGCCCCTTGTCCTCCGACATCAGCCCTGCGCCGGCCAGATCCGAAGCGCCGACAGGGTGTTCATCACGGCGATGAGCGCCGCCTTGGTCTTGGTGTCGAGCGCGGTGGACGAAGCCGTGGTGATGTCCGACGTGGCGTAGCTCGACGCGGTGACTTGGGCGATGGGAGTGCCGCCGAAGAACGCGACCTTGTTGGAGGTCGCAGCGCCGATCTGGATGCCGTCCGGCGAGTTGTCGCCGATCTGAGTGTAAGAAGCCATGGGGCTCTGCCTTTCGGGAAAGAAGAAAGGACCGCGCCCGAAGACGCGGCCCAGTTAGCCGGGGGAGGCCTAGTTGTTGTGGAGGCGGCAGGCGAGCTGCGGACGGATCGTCTTGTAGCCGTAGAGGACATCGAGGCGGCAGGGGAACTTGTCGCTGTTGATGTCGTACTGGCGGACGATGCGGATGCTGATGCCGTCCATCACTTCGCGGGCGGCGAAGTCCACGCCCTTGGGCATCACGAGGTCGGCGGTCGCGAAGGCGAAGGCGTCCTTGTGATAGAGGAGCGAGGTGTCGTCGGTGCCCGAGGCGGTGCCGGCCACGGTGATGGCGGCGGTCGCCGAGGTGGAGCTGATGGTGCAGTTCTGCTTGGCGCCGCCCAGCACGATGCTCGGGGAGAACTTCAGCGTGCCGGTGCCGGCCAGGGCCCCCGTCACCACGAACTGATGCAGCACGCTCGTGGAGTTCTTGGTCTCCGGATGAACGCGATACACGTTGGCGATGGTGAACACGTCGCCCACGTTCCACGAGCCGGAGCCCGAGGCGACGGTGAACGACGAATAGGCCGTACCGTCAGTGGCGAGCGCCGAGGTGCGGGTGTCCACCGTATACGAGGTGTTCGCCGCGCCACGGGTGTGAGCCGGCCACAGGGTGTTCTCCATGAAGTCGAAGCCCGCAGCCCGACCGACATAGCCTTCCTTGTACTGCTTGGAGATTTCGGTCTGGGCGTTGAACAGCGACTTGGAGTCGGTGACCAGGTCCACCATCGGCTGGGTGCTGAGGTTGGCGGTGCGGTTGTCCAGCGGGACGAGAGCGTCCTGAAGGATCTTCCGACCGGCCAGCACGTGAGCCATGGTCAGCGCCGAGCCGGAGTTCCAGACGGTCTGATAAACGTCCTTGTACATGGACATCGCATCGGCCTCGATAGCCGCCGCAAGCACGCTCATGGCCGGGTCGAGGACGCGTTGGCTGAAGTCCTGCAAGGACAGGGTCAGGTCAACCGAGGTGAAGTTCATATCGACACCCTTCTGGGTGCCGACTTGCAGGCTCACGCTCGATTCCGCGGTGTCCTGCGCGACGAGAGCGGCGCCGGTGCGCACGGTGTACTGGTTGGGCAGGCGGATTTTCAGCGTGTCGCCGATCTTCGCGCCTTCCTTGGCGAAGCTGTCGTCGTACTGGCGGTTGATCGAGCCGACGTAGTTCAGCTTCTGGTGCAGGATGCGGAGAGCCTCACGGGTCACCGCCGTGGGCGTCAGAATGGTGTTAGACATGGAAGGTCCTTCGGGCCGGGGCTAGCCGGCGCTGGGCAAGGCGCGTCATCTCGACGGGCCGGTTGAGGGGTTAGCGCGCGCCCTTGCGGAGTTGCGCTTCACGACGGCGCAGCCATTCGCTCATCGGCAGGTCGTCGCTGAGGTCCGAGGACTTCGCGGCGCCCTTCGTGGTCGCGGCTGGCTTCACATCGGCCAACTTGGCCTGCTGCTGCGCCTTTTGCTCCGTCTGGGCCTTGGTCGCCTGGCCGTGCGCGAGGTGGAGGAGCTTCCACATGCGCGGGTCGAGGGTGTCGCGGAGTTCGTCCCTCGTCACTCCGATGGCCGAAGTGGCGAAGTCGGCGAGCTTTCCCGCGTACTCGGGCGACCAGCCCGGAATTTCCTTTTGGAGCACCTCAGTCGCTTCCTGCACGGCCTTGACGCGGTTCGCGTTGGCCTCATGCAGAGCGGCTTGCTCCTTCTGCGTCAGGTCCTGCCTGGCGCGGTCCAGTTCGAGGCTCAAGCGTTGCTGCTGGGCCTGAAGCTGGCGGTACTGTTCGGGGTCCTGAGCGTAGAGTTCCGCCCATTGGTCCACCGACACGGCGTCGAACTGCGCTTTCTGCGCTTCCAGGGCGTGAACCGTCCCGATCTCGACGCGAAGGGTCTTCACAAGCTCGGCTTGCTGGGCCTTTTCGGCTTCCAGTGCCCGGCGTTGTTCAGCCACTTCCTGCGTCTTGCGGGTATAGTCCGCCTGCATCATCACCAAGGGCTTGACGGCCTTGGGGATCTTGTACTTCTGCCCCTCTAGCTCGATCTCGTCTTCCTCGGGGTCCGGTTGGGCCTCTTCGGCCTCCGTCTCCGGGGTTTCGGTCTCGACCTCGGGGGTTTCCGTGGCCTCGGTTTCGACTTCCGGCTCAGCCGGATTGGTCTCGACTTCGGATTCCATTCGTCTCTCTTTGAGAACGCGGCGTCATCTCGACGGCGCTAGAGCCCGCTAGGTGCGGGAATTACTGCACGACCTCGCTCTGAAGGTCCGCTTCGGTCTGGGCGGCGTCGGCCTTCAGTTGCGCGTCGGCCATCACCTTCATCCGCTCGGTCTGGGCGTTGTAGAAGTCGATCTCCAACTTCTGCGCGTTCAGTTGCGCGTCCATGACCTTGGCGCTTTGGTCAGCCTTCGCGGCCTGGGCCTCCTGCTGGACCTTGGCTAGCTCCTGTTGAAGCTGCTGGACGACGTGCTTGGCCTCTTCAAGCTGCGGGTTCTGGCCCTGGACAGGCGGCGGAAGCATCGCCTCGAACCGCTGGGCCAGTTCGTCGCCTCCGGGCATGTCGAAGTTCTCAACGATCTTGTCCATCAGCAGCGCAGCGGCGGGCGGATAGGCGCGGATGAGTTCAGTCGCCATCGCCACGAACTCTTCGCGGCGCGTGGTGAAGGACGGCCCGGCCTTGACGGTCAGGTCGTACTTGCCCGCCGTCAGGTCGTAGATCTTCTCGATCTCTTGGATCTCGCCGGTCTTCGGGTCCTCGCGCTGTTCCGTGGTCGGCGCGTTGATCTTCACCGGGCGCTGATCCCCTTCGGGGCCAATCACGCGAATGACCCGCTCGACGCTGTACACCTTGGGGATCAGGTCGATGAGGATGCGGCCTGCGTGACGGATCGCGCGGGACAGGTTGTCGATGTAGTGGAACGTGGACACGTCCCCTTCCCTCTGACGGGCCATGATGGCCTTGCCCGAGGTCTCGTTGCTCTTGGCGCCCAGCGAGGCGTCGAAGATGCCCATGATCGACTTCATGTCGTCGGAGGCGTTCAGGGCCTCTTGCAAGGCTCCCGCAGGCACGCCCGAGAACGGCTGACGCTCAGGAGCAACAGCCCCGTCGTACTCGATGTAGGCGTGCGTCTGGGTGTTGGCCGTCGCCCACTTGCCGGCGTCGGTGTTGAACGCGCCCTTGGGACCGATGAACGGAGCCTTGGGAGCCAGGGCCACAAGCTCGGTCGAGGTCGTGCGCCAGTAGTTGAACATCCGCTGCGGGTCTTTGGCGTCGCGGACCAGACTGCGGAAATACCGCTGGCCCTCGATGTTCAGCTCCTCGCCGTACACCGGGACAATCGGGATGAACTTGCCCTTCCAGTCCACAGTTTCGAGGATGTCGGCGCCCGACATCACCCGTTGCGTGACCTTGTACCCAGGCACCTCACGCTGAGCCATGATCTGCACGCCCAGGGCGTCGAATAGCGCCTTCTGGGTCTTATAGGTCTCGGCATCGACAACCATGTTCTGACTGGCGAGCGAGCCCAGCACGTCGTGCTGCATCGGGTCCATCGGCGCTTGAGCCGGGGCCGACAGCAGGTAGATCGTCTTCTTGACCTCTTCCCGCGCCCAGCACGAGGCGATGACCACCTGATCGTCAGGGTCATCCCGGCGCTGCACGTCCTGCGAGGAATCAAAGCTCAGCGCGTCGGCGCCCTTGCCGTACTTCGCCTTGAACGCGGCCTGAGACAGGGTGTCGAGTTCAAACGCGCTGTTCCAGTCGGAGCTGTCCGCAGCGGTGGAGTCGGGATCTCCGTAGATCGCCAGCGGGTTGGACACACGCTCAATCACGATGTCCTGGTCGAAGCNNNGCGTAGCGGGTGTTGATCTTGAAATAGCCGAAGCCGCATGTCACCGCGAAGTCGAGAGCGGTGTCATAGGCCACTTCCGCGTCCGAACTGACCTCGATGTTGCGGATTAGACCGGAGAAGATCTCGGCGGTGTCCACGTCGGCGCGGTCGTCCACCGGGTGAACGTCGATGGCCGGCTTGTTCTGCCGTGCGTCGTTGACGACTTGGCGGATGAACGACGGAAGACGGTTGATGGTCAGGCAGGGCCGCCCGTCAATCTCCCGGTCCCGACGAATGGCGATGGGCCATTGCTCACCGAGGCGGGCGAAGCGCAGGTCGTCCAGCGCGTCCTTGCGGTTGCGCGTCTCCACGTCCTTCGCGCGGTTGAAGGTCTCGCGGGCGTCCTTGATGATATCTTCGTCGGACATCAACCCATCCAGCTTCCG